ACCCCGATCCAGCGCGGCGACACCGAAATCGCCAGCGTCTCGTTGCGCAAGCCGAAAGCCGGCGAGCTGCGCGGCGTCAATCTCACCGACATATTGCAAATGGATGTCGTCGCCATCACCAAGGTGCTGCCGCGCATCAGCGAGCCGACGCTGACGGAAGCGGAAATCTCCGGGCTCGATCCGGCCGACTTCACCGCGCTGGCGGGAGAGGTGGCCGGTTTTTTGTTGCAGAAGTCGGCGCTGGCGTAACGGCGCCGGCGCTGCCCGCCTCGGTCGAAAACGCCATGGCCGACATCGCGGCAATCTTCCACTGGCCACCGGCCGTCATGGACGGCATGAGCCTCGCCGAGCTGGCCGCGTGGCGCGAGCGCGCCCGAGTGCGCAGCGGAGTGGATGAATGAGCGCCGAGAAGCTCAAGCTCGAAGTACTGCTGTCAGCGATCGACCGGGTCACCGGGCCGCTGAAAGCGATCACCCGAGGCAGCGGCGAGGCCGCGAAAGCCCTGCGCGCGGCAAAGGATCAGCTCAAGGACATCGAGGGGCAACAGAAGGCCATTGCCGCCTTCAAGGCCGCCGACAAGGCCGCCGCGATCACCGCCAACGCCTTCAAGGGCGTGCAGGAACAGGTGAAGAACCTGCAGCGCGAAATGGCGAAGACGCCCGAGCCGACGCAGGCCATGATCAAGGCGCTGAAAGCGGCGCAGTCCGAAGCCGAGACGCTGAAGAGCCGACACGCCGGGCTGATGGACACGCAACAGCGGCTGTTCTCGCAGATGCGGTCCGGCGGCATCGACGTGAACAACCTGGCACATCACAGCCGGGATCTGTCGACGCGCCAGGTCGAGGCCGCGCAGTCGGCGGGCAAACTGTCCGCCGCGCTCGATGCGCAGAACCTGAAGCTGAAGCGGCTGCACGCGGCGCGAGCCGACTACGAGAAGTCGATGGCGTTCAAGGACAAGCTCGCCGGCGCCGGCGGCAAGGCCATGATGGCTGGCGCGGCGATCAACGCCGCGGCGGCGATCCCGGTGCTGGCCTACGCCAAGGCCGAGGATTCGGCGACCCAGCTCAAGATCGCGATGATGCAGGCGGGCGGCAAGGTCGGCCCCGAATTCAAGCAGATCAACGACCTCGCCGAGAAGCTCGGCAACAAGCTGCCCGGCACCACCAGCGATTTCCAGGACATGATGACCATGCTGATCCGCCAGGGCATGCCGGCAAAGACGGTGCTCGGCGGCCTGGGCGAGGCCACGGCCTACCTCGCCGTGCAGCTCAAGATGGCGCCGGCGGCGGCGGCCGAGTTCGCCAGCGAATTGCAGCACGCGACGCGCACCACCGACCGCGACATGATGGCGCTGATGGATACCATCCAGAAGGCATTCAACCTCGGCGTGAACCAGAACCACATGCTGGAGGGATTCGCGAAGATGTCGCCGATTCTCTCGATCATCAAGAAAGAAGGCTCGGAGGCGGCGCAAATTCTGGCGCCGCTGCTGGTGATGGCGAAGAACGCCGGCATGGCCGGAGAATCGGCGGGCAATGCCTACCGGAAAATCTTTCAGCAGTCGATGAACCGCAAAAAGATGGCCAAGGGCAACGCCGAGCTGGCCGGCACCGGCATTCATCTCGACTTCACTGACGGCAAGGGCGAATTCGGCGGCCTGGACAAGATGTACGCGCAGTTGGAAAAACTGAAGGGCGTGAACACCGTTCAGCGCCTGGCCGCGTTGAACAAGATTTTCGGCGACGATGCCGAGACCTTGCAGGCCGTGACGCTGATGATCGAGAAGGGCGCGCATGGCTATGCCGCCGTGCAGGCCAAGATGGAAGCCCAGGCCAACATTCAGGAGCGCGTCAACGCCCAGCTCAAGACGCTGGCCAACCTGTGGGACGCGGCCAGCGGCACCTTCACCAACGCCCTGGTCGCCCTGGGCGAATCGATTTCTCCGGAGCTGCATGCTACGGCCGAGTGGCTGGGCACGGTGGCGGAAAAGACGCAGCGCTGGGCGAAGGAAAATCCGGGCCTGGCGGCCGGCCTGATGCACATCGTGAAGTGGTCGGGGCTGGCGGCGCTGGGCATCGGCGGGCTGTTGATCGCGGCCTCGGCGATCCTTGCTCCGCTGGCCATGTTCAAGTTCGGGCTGGCGGCTCTCGGCCCGGCCGGAGCTACAGGCGCCGCCGGCGTCTGGGCGCTGCTGCGGCCGGTGCTGATGGTCGGCGCCGCCTTCACCGCGGGCTACGCCGCCGGCACGGTGCTGAACGCCGGCATCGACTGGCTGGTGTCGAAGATGCTCGGCCATAAGACGACGCTGGGCGCGGCCATCTTCGACCTGGTCGAAATCATCAAGGCCAAGTTCGGCGAGATGACTACTTGGCTCGGCACGTTGCCGGCCCGCTTCATGGCCGCCGGCGCGGCGATTGTCGACGGCATCATGACCGGCATCAGCTCACGCTGGGAAGCGCTCAAGGCGACCGTGACGGGGCTGGCTGACAGCACCGTGGGCTGGCTCAAGGACAAACTCGGCATCCGTTCGCCCTCGCGTGTGTTCGCCGAGATCGGCGGCTACACCATGGAGGGTTTCGAGCAAGGCATCCTCGGCGGCCAGGGCGGGCCGCTAGCGGCGCTGATGGATGTCAGCAAGCGGCTGACCGCTGCCGCCGGCGCCGGAATGATGATCGGCGGCGCGGCGCTGGCCGGCGAGCTGCCGGCGATCGACACGCGCCCGGCCATGGCACCGATGGCGGCCATGGCCGGGATGATGGCGCCGCTGCAAGTCACGATCAACATCTACCCGACCCCTGGCCAATCGCCCGAGGACATCGGCCGCGAAGTCGCGCGCCAGATCCAGCAGCTCGACAATCAACGCGCCGCCCGGCAACGCAGCCGGCTGGTTGACGAGGCCTGACCGTGCCCGGCATCGACGGCATCCTGCTGCCCGGCCAATCGCTGGGGAACATCGCCGGCAACGCCGCGGTCTCGGCCGCTACGGGCCTGGTGCGCTCGCTGCTGCCGCCGATGTCGCTGATGATGGCGCTCGGCCTCTTCGTCTTCGGCCTGCGCACCCTGCCCTATCAGCAGCTTCAGCGCCAACGGCAATGGAGGCACCCGTCCAACTCGCGCGTCGGCCGCCGCGCGGCGCGGCAATTCACCGGACCGGGCGACGATTGCATCACGCTGTCGGGCACGCTCTACCCCGAGCTGACCGGCGGCAAGGTATCGCTGGATCTGCTGGTCGCGCTGGCCGATACCGGCAAGGCCTGGCCGCTGATCCAGGGCGACGGCACCTTCTACGGGCATTTCGTGATCGAGGACATGTCCGAGACCGCGAGCTACTTCTTCACCGATGGCCGGGCGCGCAAGATCGAATTCAGCGTCAAGCTGATGCGCGTCGATGACGACGCGATCGACATGCTGGGGTCGATCAGCCAGGGCCTGATGGCGCTGATCTGATGGACGCACATTCGCGCCCGGCCTGGACGCTCGGCGTCGATGGCGCCGACATCACGGCCAAGTTGGCCGACCGGCTGATGAGCCTGACCCTGACCGACAACCGCGGCTTCGAGGCCGACCAGCTCGACCTTGAGCTCGACGACAGCGACGGCAAGCTCAAGCTGCCCGCGAAAGGCGCGGTGCTGCGGCTGGCGCTGGGCTGGGAGGGCGCCAAGCTGGTGGACAAGGGCAGCTACACGGTTGACGAGCTGGAGCACAGCGGCGCGCCCGACCGGCTGACGATCCGCGCCCGCAGCGCCGACCTGCGCAGCGGGCTGACGACGCAGCGCGAGCGATCCTTCCACGGCAAGACGATCGGCGAGATCGTGCGCACCATCGCCCGCGAGAACGACCTGATCGCCTCTGTCTCGATGTCGCTCTCGGAGCAAGTCATTGAGCACATCGACCAGACCAATGAGTCATCGGCCAACCTGCTCACGCGCCTGGCGCGGCAGCACGACGCCATCGCTGCGGTGAAAAACGATCGGCTGATGTTCATCCACGCCGGGCGCGGCACCTCGGCCAGCGGCCGGCCCTTCGCGCCGGTGCTGATCGAGCGCAAGAGCGGCGACCAGCAC